ACTTACTCCGTGAGGAAAATCTGTTGTCTTTAAAAATATCCTATGATTTTCTGATTTTATTCTTGTTACAATACAATTAAAGAAATGATATCTATTAAGCGGAGTTCCTGATTTATCATCTAGAATAAAAATATCAAAATCTTGATAAGTTTGAGTTCTCAAACTTTGAAGTAAAAGTGCTACTTCACTTGGTCTATCTAGTATATTGATTAATATTGCTAATTTATTCATTTTCTAAGTACCTTCCTTAAAGCGTTAACAAAGTCTTTAGTGTCATCTTCTGTAATTGTTCCCATCGTTGCTATATGCATTGCCTTACCATCTAATTCTCCTTTTCCTGGATAAATTAAAAATCCTCTTTTCTTTAATTCGTGATGTATATATTCAAAAGTAAATCCTTCTGGTATACGAACATTAGTCATAACATTAGACATATTTGAGCCTAGTATGGTTTCTAATCCATTAGTTCTTAAACCTTCTCTTAATACCTCTGTGCACTTTTTATATCTTCTTATTCTATTATCCAATCCTTCCTTAAATAATTCATTAAGATTTTCATTCATCAGATAAAAAAGAGGTATAGCTGGAGTAAAAGGAGTTTGATTAATCTTTCCATATTCTATGTATTTTGATAAATCTAGATATAGATTTCTCTTTTTAAAATTAGTTTTAGACTTATTACAACATACTATTCCTGCAACTGGTGGACCTCCTATTCCTTTATTCGTATTAGCTACACAAAAATCAATATTATCTTTTTCCATATCTAGTTCTTCAGCACCTATGGCAGAGATAGCATCTACAATATATGTTTTATTATATTTTCTACAAAGTTCTCCTACTTCTCGTAAAGGGTTTAACATACCTGTTGAAGTCTCCATATAAACCATAATTACTTCTTTTATTATATTGTTTTTTAAGTAATGTTCGATTACATCTAATTCTGGATAAACTCCCCATTTATATTTTAAAGGAGTATTTGGAATTTTATAAATATTACAGATTTCACCTAATCTCTCTCCAAATGCTCCGTTAGATATAATTAAAGGAAAATCAACTACTGAAGATAAAGTAGCTTCCATAGCTGCTGTTCCAGAACCACCGATTATAGCCATATCATATTTTTCAGGAGAGACTTTGAATAATTTATAAAGATTATCTTTTACTTTACTATATATCTCTTCAAATTCTGGTTCTCTATGACCTATTTCAGGAATAGTAGGCATAAGATTCTTAGCCGAGGTAGCTGCATTAACAGGACCTGCTACAAATATTCTCATGCTATTATCTCCTTAGCAATTTGCATAGTGATTTCCTTTAATTCAGGATGAAAAGGTGTACCCCATATATCCCCGCCTATGTCTTTTCTTATATATTTATCTTTAGCCCATCCTTCAATTTTAGTTTGTATTTTTTCATCATTATCAGATAAATCTACTACTTTATCTGCCCAATCAACAAGTAATTTAATTGTTTCATCTGTTGAACAATGTGCACCTATTGCAATTGATTCATAGTTTATGTAGTTTTTTAAATATTTTTCTGATGTTTCATAACATTTTCCATTAAAAGACCATATAGCGTGTCTCAACGAACAGCTTCTTACATTTCCATGATTACATATACATAACACTTTCATTCTATAATCTCCAAGAGAGTCATTCTTTGTTTATTTGACATTTTTTTTCTTTCAACTATTTCTAAATTAAGTCCAGCCTCTTTTTTAATCCATCTTTTATACCACCATAATTTATAAGGTTTCTTCTTCCAAACAACATATAATATTAGTTTTTTCTTTCTTGGAATTACTTTAATCTTCCAGTTTTTTATTATATCTGGTCTGTGACTAATCGGTCCTAATATCCACCACCCTAATGGCTTCTTAACTTCAGGACCATCATAATAACCTACTTCTCTACCTCTTATACCTGTTAATATATCATGATTAAGCCCAAAATATGTTCCTCGTTTTAAAGGGTCAGCATAATCTTTAGTTCTATACCTAATTACTGGAGTAATATTGTTCCATAAATCTGTTACTATAATCTCATTATCAATCACTTCACAAATACAAGTTTCCATATTCACAAAATTAACTCCTTCACCACAAGGACTTGATACTGTAGATAATTCGTGACAACCATACCCAGAGTATACTGCTTTATAATATTCTTTTAATACTCTTGTATGCTCTTTAGTATCTTCGCTCATTAATTGAACTGTAATATCCTTCAATACCTCTTGTTTCCCCATCTTAATAATAAATGTAGTTAATTCTCTAATTGCTCCTGAGCCTCCGTGTATTAAAAATGGTTTATGTTTAATTATCCACTCTGCTTTCTTTTGAGTTATGTTTTTATAATTCAGAGGTTTAACATTTCTTAACCAGTCAAATACCTTCCATTCTGGCTCTCCATTTGTTAATCTTAATATCCAATCTTTTCCGTTCCAACCTATTTGCTTCCATCCTCGTTCAAAAATAGCTGGCTTTATTTCCTGTATAAATGATGGTCCATAAATTTTAAGTGGTTCTCCTGTTGAGCCACTTGTATAATGACAAGTCAACTCTTTAGGTTTATAGTTGCTTATTTTTGATATATCAAACTTTCTAAGGTCTTCTTTTGTAGTAAATGGCAACTTATAAAATTCTTTCCAAGATTTAATTCCATATAAATCAAACAATCTTTTAAGTTGATAATATCTTAATTCATCATAACTCCATTTTATAGATTCTGCAAAGAGTTTTCTCCATTTTCCCATATTCTTAGTTAGTCTGTCATATATTTTAAATAATGTTTTTTTCATTTTATAAGCTCCTTTGGTATTCCGATACAAGTAATCTTATCGCCACTTATTCTTGTAGTATAATTTAAATCTAAAAACATTTGTTTTACTTGTTTCTCATCAATATGGTCTATTTCAATAATTACAACAGGTCTATTTTTTTCAATAATTTTAACAGCTCCTTTTAATACTTCAAGAGACGAACTCTCAACATCTATTTTAATCAGTCTTATGTTTGGTATTCCTTTAAACATTTCATCTAAAACTATTGCTTTTGGTTTTGTTATATCTTTTGTTTCTTTGATTTCATCCAACCCAAAATGTTCTTTCTCTTCAACTTCATAATGTATTGGTTTACTATAAACTGCTTTCATAATTGGGATTACTTTACTACTTGGATTTAATTTCATATTTGTGAGTAAATGTGCATAACTCCTACCTGATGGCTCAAATGCAAAACAAGTTCCTTTATTAACCCAAACTGAAGTATCTCCAACTCCTGCTCCAACATCAATATAGATATCATCAATGTTAAAGTTTTGAATTACTCTTGTTATCATATCAAACACTTCTACATCATGACCTACAATCTTTAATTCTTCAGCTCTATATCCACTATCAAGTAAAGTAGATTTGTCAAAAACTTTTGACATATTTCCAACATTAAGTTTAACATTTAAATCAAGGTTCCATTTCTTTCTAAAAAATTTTGCATTTTTTTTATACGCGTAACCAAATATTTTTTGTTCGTCCTTCTGATACTCAAGTGCTCTATGATGGTCTACCCAATAATTAATAATATAGCTTTTTAGACCAGCAAGTTTTAGCCTATAAGAATAATCTATATCATCTCCTGGACCTTTAAAATCTTTATCAAGTATACCTATCTTATTAATTGTTTTTCTTGGAATAAACATACACCATGTACCGGTATATTGGAAACCTTCTATATAATCAGGTCCGCTTATATTTCCCCCACCATAACAAGTAATTATTCCACAATCTTCAAACCGTTGAGATACAGTCACCATTTCATCTAACCAATCTCCTTTATATCTTTTCGGAAAAATTACATCACATTGAGTTAAGAAAACATCTAAATCACCTGCCTCTTTAATCCCATCATTAACTGCTTTTGTTACTCCTTCTTTTTTATTATGAATTACTCTTATTCTATCATCGGTTTTAGCATATTTATCACATCTCTCAGCTGTTCCATCAGTTGACGCACTTTCTATAATTATTATTTTCAAAGGATGATTTGTGCTACTAAGTAAACTATCTATTGTAAGTTCTATATGTGGCATTGAATTATACGCGGTTAGAACAACTGCTACTGGCTTTACTTTATCCGAACTCATAAGATAAATTATCCTCCTTTATACATTTTTCATAAATTCTATTATTAGGTGCACGAATACATCTAGCACACATCTTTGGATTTATTTTTTCTACTAACTTTAAATGTTCAGGCGACCCCCAATATTTTTTATATTCTTCTGTTGTTGTATCTTCTTGAGTTAAAAAAGAGTCTCCTCTTCTATCACAACAAAGAGTTACATTAAATTTATCTCCTTTTGTTGTTGGCGGTTGGAATGTCGATGCAAAAAGTACTGCATAACATTTCTTAAAGTCATTATTTACCTCAAGATTTCTATTAAATTTATGAGTTATTCCATAAACCTTAAAATCTTCATCTTCTAATTCTCTTGCTTGTGCTAATTGCCTTTGAAATTCTTTTATATTTGCTTGTGAAAAAGGTGTTTTTATTCCTTTATATGGAACTCCGTAAGGTCTTAGATGCATATTTCTACATCCAACATCTCTTGCAATTTTAGCTGCTTGATAAATATCTTTTATATTATAAGGTGTCATCACAAATTTATAGCTAACCCCGTGTGCTTTTCCTGGCTTAGAAATTAAACCTTTTGTTGTTTCTATCAAATTTCTCAAATTTTTAATTACTCTATCAAACTCATCTCTACCTTTTATTTTTCTATAGGTTTCTCTTGTGCCAGAATCAATACTTACTCCTGCCCATTCACACTTACTTAAATCAAATTTATCTAAAAGTATTCCATTAGTAATTAATCCTGGCTTAATCCCATGCTCTGATATTCTATCTATAAAATCTTGTGTTGCTGGATTTGTTAATGGTTCTCCTCCTCCTGCAATACAACATGCCTCTACTGCTCCCCATACAGGATGGTCTGTAAAATGAGGTAAATAATCAGCTATTTCAAGTAACGCCTTTTTAGAAATCATCTTTGGATTTTTATTTCTTATATATGATGAATTACACCACTTACAATCTAATTGACATAAGTTTGAAGGGTCTATACCTACTGAAGCTGGTGCTGGAGGCGGATATTTTCCTATTTCTTTCCAACGATATATTTGACTACAATATTTTATCCAATTAAACGGATTAAGATTAACTGTCCACTCCATTGCTTTTTTTTCAGATTTCATCTTGGTCCTCCTATCAATATTTGTTCGTGATATGCGAAAGATTCCGGTGCTTCTTTAATTTTAAATTTATTTGATAGTTTATTAATCCACCATTGTTTTTCTTTCTTGATTTTATGGGTTGGGTCTAAATCTAAATTAGGGTCTCCTATAAAAGGAATACTAAATAAGAAGTTCTTTCCGTATGTTTTAATATTGTCTAAAACTTGGTCTAAATCCTTCTCTTCTAAATGTTCTAAAATATCTATACATAATACTAAATCAAAATCCTTAAAGTCGTGAGGGTCTCTTACATCTCCTTGCTTAATTTTAAGATGTTTATATATCGTGTTTTCTACTGCCCATTTAGACCTCTCTAATCCTTGATAATCTACTCCATAACTAGTTAGTGCGTATCCATGCATTCCTAATCCACACCCTAAATCTAAAACTTTCTCTATTTTTAATGTATTATTGTCGTCTATTGTAAAATAATCGAGCCATTGCTTTGACATAATAAAATGCTTTGCTTCCAACTTATTACGATTCATAAAGTAAATATTATCTGGGTCTATCAAAAATTCTTTTAAAATAATATATGGTATATCTTCTAATACTATTTGGGTTTTAGGATAAACTCCAAATAAATGAGCAAAATACCAATCCTTCATAAAATCTTTAGAGTGTATTTCAGACTTTTTTAAATGATTTAAATATCTTTTTTTGAAATCCCATATTCCTGAACAATAAGCTAAGTGCCATATAGTTGCTCCACTCCATTTACCACTATATTTAGCAAACCCTTCGTCTGAAACTTTAACTCCGTTTTCTTTCATCCATAATACTGTGTGTTCTCCATCAGGAAAAAACATATCCTTATTAACTTGAAATAATCTATTTGGAACATAATGTTCTTTTTGGTTTGCATCTTCAAATCCTAATGTATTCTCAAAATGTCTCATTTTAATAGAAATTAAAGGTCTTAATTTCTCTGGTGGATTATTAATGAGTTCTCTTACTTTACTAAAATCACCTACTACTTCATCAGCATCTAAATATAATATCCATTCTCCCATATGATTCTTTTTTAAGTAATCTAAAAAGAAATTCTTTTGTTTACTGTTCATAAGTAAATCATCTTGTTTAAACTCATTTAAAATCATATGCCCTTTTCTATTTCTTATAAAGTCTGCCACAATCTCTCTTGTTTTATCAGTGCTACCACCATCACAATAAATAATATTATCTGCATCTTTCACACTCTCCAAACACATTCCTATGAACTTCTCGCAGTTCTGCCCCATAATTACTACATTTAATTTTATCATTTGAAATCCATATGCACTGCTCCCCATTTTATTTTACCCTCTTTATCTACACAAGTTGCAGAACAAATAGTTGAACCACATTTAGGACATGCTGTTTGTTGCAGTCCATACCTATCAGCACAAAAAGTCCCTGTAGGAGCACTATAGCTCTTCCATTTATGTCCATTATTACATACATAATTGAAAAATTCTCCTTTCTTTTTTCTTTCTCTATCCATATCTCTAAAGATATCCCCTGGTTTAGGTGGTATTGGAACCTTTAAAAATTTAAAAATACTGCCGAACATTTTATCCTAAGTATGAAGCTCCTCCCTTGTCTCCTTTTGGCATTGAAGCCAAAAAAGTTTTTTTTGCTAAATCTTCAACTGTAATATCTATTATTTTTTCTTGAATTTTACATTCTTGAAGTAATCTTAATCTAACTCCTGTATCTTGACAAATAGTCCAAGTACCAGTATTTCCATCAGATAACTTAAAGGCTATCATTGCTCCTTCATATGTTATATTTTCGTCCTTTCTTTTTTTATTTAATATATTAATTAAATTAAATTCGTGAGGTGGTTTTATTTTCTCTTGTGTTTTTATTTTTTTTGGTTTCATTGTAAATCTCCCATTCTTATCGTAACTATATCTCCTGCTTCAGCACTATTCATTGCTACTCCTATTACAGCGGATGTATCTGTAGATACTGTAGACATACTACCTGATATACATAAAGGTCCAGCTAAACATACCGACCCAATTGTAAAAAGTCCAGCTGTTGCTACTTCTGTTTTATTATAAGCTTTCTTTGCTTCACGACAAAAATCACAATCACAATCTTCATCTATATACATTTTACTGCCTCCTTAAACATATTCTCAAACGCAGGTGCTACATTCTTCTTAAAATCATATTTTTCTAAAACTGCTTTTCTTCCATTTTCTCCCATTAGCTTACATAATTCTGGTTTGCTAAATAATTTGAATATTTTATCAGCAGCATCATTAACATCACACATTCCTCTCTCTACTTCCCAACTTCCTGTAATAGTTCCATTCATAGCCTTAAAATCATACTCTTTTGAATTCAATGAAAACAAATCAATTGTATCTACACCAGCTAATCTAACTCCTAATCCTGCATCATTTTTAATCACTAATTCAGGAGTAGTAGTATAATCTGTAGCAACAACCGGAACTTCACAAGCCATAGCTTCTATTATCGGTATTCCAAACCCTTCTCCAGAAGTTGATAAAAAGAAACAATCCATCACATTATAAATTTCATTCATTTGGTTTGCTGGAAATCCTTGATGTGCAGTCATTCCACTAAAAATAACCCTATTTTCTAATCCGAATTTTGCTATCAAACTTTTTATTTTCCATAATGGTTGTGCTGGGTCATCTGGGTCTAAATGCATAAATAATACAGCATTTGGTATTCTATCTAATAATAACCTCATTGTTTTTAATGTTCTATCTAAATGCTTTCTTGGTTGATTTCTTGCTACTGTTCCTATAACAAACTTATCTTGTAATTTATATTTTTGTTTTAATATTGCTTTTTGATTATCATCTAATTTAAAAAACAATTCTGTATCAACCCCATGAGGTATATGAGCCACATCTAAATCATGATATTCTTTTACTTGTTTTTGTCCAAATTGAGACATTGCTACAGGATGTTCAATTTTTTTGATTATATTCGCACAATTAATTGGGAGTCCTCCTCCTCCATCAGTTGGAAACCAAAAGAAAGTTTTAGCAGGACTTGTATCTATTCCTAAAAACCAAGCATCATTTCCATGTAACATAAAAGTATCTAATAAAATAAAAAACACATCAGACATAGTTTCCTTAATAATTTTTGACATTGAATTTCTAAAATAAGAATGAACCATCTCACCATATATTTTGAAATTACATTCTGTCCCATCAAACAGAATTGCTTTATTTAAAGGCATACCTGCATAAGCATTTGCTAAGTAATGTACTTCATGTCCTTGTTCTGTTAGATATTGTGCTAACTGTAAAGCCTGATTTCTATACCCCGTTGGAATAAAAGGGCTATCTGATAATATTGTTATTTTCATTTTAAATCCTCTTCTGTAATATTAAACTTCCATTTGATATAATTTATAATTGCATTTAAACCAGTATTATTAAAATCAGTTGTTGTCATCCAAGGTAACAATTTTATTGGTTGAAATTCTTTCATATGCCTTAAATATTTTATATCTTTAATTGCTTCATCTTTCATGGTTCTCATCATTCCTCTACCACCAAATTCCTTAAACCATATATCTCTTTCAGATATATCATTTAATTTAAATGTAGGAATTTTATCCTCTGAATCTATTTGTTCTATTCCCTCAGGCAAATTACTATAAAAATCTTTAGTAAAAAATTCTTCAAAATCTTTTAATGTCTTCAACTCACTCATTCTAGAACCACCACTTGTTTAGTTGCTCGAGGTTCATCAAAGTTATAAGCTTCTACTTGTTCTTGTGTAGGTATAATTGATGCTCCAGAATAATAAATAACACACGCACCAGATTTCTCAACTGTAAAAAAACATCCGCTAAAAAACATAGCAATTTCTTCAGGACAAGTAAATCCTTTCATTATTTGTCCTGTTGTTTCTGAACCTCTTATGTTCCGTAATTTTAATTGCATTTTAAATTATATATAAGGTCTTAAACAATGTATTTAAATGTTTGCGAAAAAAAAAGAAAAAAGAATTAAAAAATCTTATTAATGACTACTATTTAAGTTAAAATTGTAACTTCTGGGTCTTCATCTTCTTCATATAAAACAGTGAAATCAAATGTTTCTCTACATCTTTTTTCATCATCTTCTTTGAAGTTAAGCTTAACTGTTCCAGTTACTGCATATTCATTATCATCATAATAATCTATTGAAAATTCATCATAGATTTTTTTAACAGTAACTTCATCGTTACGATATTCTACATCATTACAGATTAGTTCGTCTTCATCGTCAAGATATTCAAGAACATCTGCAACAGCAGTATCTAAAAGTTCATTAGCTGTGTCTCCACAGACAACCATCTCACAAACTTCGCATTCTTGAGGTTCAGGACAAATTTCACAAACTTCACAAGTTTCACAAACCTTGCAATCTTCGCTTGGAGTAAATACAGCTCCACATATGATACCAACGATTAAAGCTAAAGCAATAAGAATTGTTGTTAAAGTTTTTTCCATTTATTTTTACCTCCTATAATTTAATTATCATGATTTTTACTTAATAACTCCTCTAATTTTCCTTTCTTTAAAAGCTCCTTGAACTCTTCTTTAATCATGCCGTTAACATACTGTGCTCTCCAGCAGTATCTTTCATCACAATGGGGCAAATAGTATGTACAAATACTCTTATACAAACATTCCATATATCCCTATAAATAATTTACTATTAGGAATTTATTCAGATGTTTCTTCAGATGTTTCTTCAGATTCAGCTTCAGCTTCTGTTGATTCTTCAGATTCTTCTTTAGCTTCTTCTTTAGTTTCTTCGTTTGTTTCTTCGTCTGCCATTATGTTTTGCCTCCGGTTTGACAAAAATATGTGGATAACATACTATTTAAATCTTGGCAATCACCTCTTATAATACATTTCTTTGATTTTTGATATTGCTTTGTTAATCTCACCTTTAGCAACCATTAACTCGTTTAATTCTTTCTTATATCTTAAATTTTTTGGTTTGTTAACTGCTTTAATTTGTCCGTTATTTTTCATATCTACAAGAATTGCAATTGCTCTCCTTCTCTCTAATTCAAGTCTTTTCCTTACAAGCATATAGTTTTTGTCGTTCACAAATACGAGTTTTGGTTCTATATTTCCTAAACCTTTAATTATCTGTGCTTTTATTTGAAATTCCATTTTTGGTTTTTATTTTTTTTAATGCAGTCAATCTTCGAAGCAATCCGACTCTTGATACACAACGCTTACAAAAATAAACGCGGTCTTTAGTTAGTGTCTTTCCACAAGTTAAACATTTTTTCATCACTTAACATACCTACCTTAACACTTAAATTCTTCCTTTTTTATCGGAAAAGTGTTGGATTTTTTCATACGCAAAACATACACAAAAGTGTTGGATTTTGTTGGATTTTTATATTAAAAGATAATACCTCCAATTAAACAGTGCACATCTTCATACTCAACATATCCATCAGTTACATAATTATTGTCACCCTTGGTTATGTAAGTACCGTTTTGAATATCAACTATCCTATGCATTACATAGCCACTATTACGAGTAAAGACAACAATAGAATTAACTTGTAATTCTTCTTTTGTAAAGTCTTTAATACAAATTAATGTCGACCCTGCGTATATAGTTGGTAGCATCGATATTCCTTCAGCTCTATTATTAACATAATAACTTCTGTTTGAACGACCAATAGATTTTCCGTTATCTATGATAATATCAAGACCTACTACATTACTAAATATAGGTGTAGGTATTGAAAAATTCTTATTAATATCTTCTATAAATTGAACTTCTTCAATGAACTCTTCCACAGAAATATTCACACCATTGTCTGTTTCAACAACATAATTATCTGCTTTTAATTCATAAATAGCTACAGTACTTATAGTAGCTAAAAGACATCCAAAGATGAAAAAATATAAAAGGAATCTGCCTGGCATTTTCATTTTATAATTTCATCAATCTGTCTACATTAGCATCGTCCACTTCTGGATAATTTCTCATAAAATCGCATCTATCACAAGTATCGTCTTGTTCGTCTATTGATGCTACTTTACAATCTTCACAATGTTTTTGTTTTGTCATTTTGTTTAACCTCCTGTGATTTAATTGGTTTAGGTCTTTTTCTTTTAATCTTATTATCTCTTGTTTTTTTATGTTTTCTACTCGTTCGTTTTTTATGTTGTTTGTGGTACATTTTTATACTTTAGGTTTAGGCCAATTTATTCTTCTTTTAAGCTTACCATTATTATCAAAGATTAGTTCTTTAGCAAAATCTCTTCGGCAAAAACATTTCTTTTCAATTTCTTTAAATGTATAAACATTTTGATTGGGTCCACGTTCAAAGTTAGGAGTTGGTATTTTATTTTTATCTCTCATTTTCCACCTCCTTGTTCTATTTTCTCTTGCTCTTCTTTGCTTCTACTGAAAAGGTCGTCCCTTCCAATCGTAAAATCTTCACACTCTGAAAGCATTCTAAGTGCGTTTCTCATTGTTTGTCCCTTCAAAAGGTCAAGCATCTTTGTTACAGTTTTTATATCTTCTATTGTTTCCATTTTTAATACCTCCCGATAATCTTTCTTACTAACTTAACAAACATAGCATCATCAATAAATCCCCAATCTAATAACTTTGCTACATTATCTATATGGTGTAATAAATCGGTTGTCCAACTTATATCCCATTCTTGTTTTTCTATGTTTTTGATTTCCATTTTTGTCTCCTATTATTTAATTTATCACCTCACTCCGCGGGGAACCCGCGGAATCAATCACCTCTTTTTTTTCGCCGACTTCGTGTTACATAAGGTATTTACTTACCTATTGCTTTTGTGATAATTTCACTTGCTGCAAATTTGCTAAGGTTTGATGTATCAACTTCTTTTATCTTTTTTTGTGATATCAAACTTTTTATGACATTTACCTGGTTTTCTGTAGCTTCTCCATTACCATTTCCATTCTTGTTTTTTTCTATATTTCTTGAATTAAACACTCTTACAGCTGTATCCCAAAGCATATCGCCACTAACGAATATATCTAGTTCTTTAATAACTTCTTTCATTTCACTTATGATTGGTCTTATATCTTTAATTTCCATTTTCTGACCTCCTTTCATTTGGTTGTTCTTGATTAGGACTTTCCAAGACTTTTACAGACTTATAAGGACTTTCCAAATCGTCGATTCCCGCAGATTTGGGCATCTCAGCCCTTAAGCTACCCAAATCCGGTTGAGACTTTAGGACTTTCCAACATTTCCAGAATGTGTCAGCATCATCAAGTTTTTTTATGATAATTTCATATAACTCTTTATTTTTGTCGTTTTTAACCAAATTATCGTTGTTTTTTTCTTGTTCATCGCTTATACCTATATTAATATTAATAGTTGGTAAGTCTATGCTATTTAGTAGGGAAATCCCAAAATCATCCCATTGTAAGTCTATGGTAAGTCTATGTAAGTCTGTATAAGTCCTCCAATATAAATATTTTTTAGTTTTTTCATAATCTGATTTATAATTAACAAAGCCAAAATCTTGTAGTCTTTTTAATCTAGCTCTTGTTGATGAAGTTCCCTCTTTTACTTTATTAGCAATGTTAGTTAAATCCATAGCATCTGTCTCGTTTGTAGGCAAAGCTTCCAAGGTCTCTTGCTGCTTAGGTGTTAATTTTGTTTGTTCTATGATAGCATTTGCATCCCAAATTATTCTTGCTACTTCATAGTCTTTTCTTATTGATATAATACATCCATCAATTATTGGTCTTTGAAATCGATATATATAAGTAACTGCATGTAATAAACGCAAGAATTTTTTGATAGTTCTTCTATTTCTCTTGTCTGTGCTTGTAATAAGTTTACCATAAGGAATTATAATATTAGTTGGTGTTTCTGTTATTTTATCTGTCATTTCTCTGCATATTTTAAAATCCTTATGTTCTTCAACATCAAATTTATTTTCACTATACTGTTCTATAATCTTATCATAAACACACTCATCTTGTGTAGTGCTTTCATCAACTACACTAATATGATATCTATTCAATGTTTGTTGGTCTTCTGGTATTTCTACAGCATTTTTCCATACTACATTTATTTCATTTATTTCCATTTCAACATATTCTTTATCTACTATTGTCTCATGTTTTGGTGGTGTTGTTTTATCATCTGTAATAACTCTTTCAAATGCTTGTCCTTCTTCAGTAAATTCTGCTTCATCAAATATTATAATTCCGCTATCTATCATTAAACCTGCTTTTGATTTATAATATGATGATTTATTACTACAACTTGTTACTATATCAACTTTTGAAAAAATATTACTTGTAGCTGCTTGAGCATTTGATTTGCCTTTTCCACTACCTCCAACATCTAAGCAATGAATCGTTTTCCGTCTGTCTTTTTGTCCTGAACTACAACCAGAACAAATTAATTTTGCCACAATAGGTTTATCTCCTAGATGAACTTTTTTTATTGTGTCCATCATAAATTTTAGAGGGTCTTTGTTCCTAAGTATATTATCTGCTTCGAATATTATTTCTGGGTCTACTTTTTTGACTTCTTGGATATCTTTTTCTTCAAGAAACTCTTTTGGAATAGTATATGGAATGTCATATTCTTTAATGAAATTAAAAAGTTCTCCAGCACTAACATTTGCGTAATCACCTTTTAGTATTGCTATTTCCCAAGTTCTTAAACTATCATGGTGTCTTTCTTGTGCTTCATAATATTTCTTTTTAATTTCATCTTTGTCTTTTCTGTGAATAATATGTGCTGCTAAGTTTTTTTCTATTTTAAAATGTCTTGCTCCTTTTGGCAGTGAATGTTCACAACAATATTTTAATAAAAAATCATCAACCCAACCACTATCCTGTTTTGTTTTAATTCTATGTCTTTTGTTTTCTTTTTTTGATTTGTTTAATTGTTTTAGAAGTTCTGGTGGATATTCATTTTCGTGTTCTAAAGGATTTTTTCCTCTTAATAATTTATGTTCTGCTCCATTATATTTAGGCTTCCAATGTGGATGGCCTATAATTGGCGATAATGTTCTCCCTAAATTAGTTCTGTCTAATTGGTCTTTTGCTTTTTTAGGCATCAATAAATCAGCTAAAAGAAGTTTAGCGTTTTGATTATCTTCAGTTAATGGAATTCCTTTAATATTAAACATATTAAAATAATCAGAAGTACCACCATGTCCAGTAATACAATAATCAAATTCTAAAACTTTAGCGTTGCTTTCCATTTCTGCTATAAATTTTTTATTTGTATCAGGCTCATCTTCGAATTCAGCTCGTAAACAATTGTTAGGAGGTATCCATAAAACTTCATCTCCTTTGTATCCTCTTTCACCATAATTAACTATTTTTTTAGAATTCACTGCTGCAACTCCTTGTTTTAAAAATACTGCTTCTTTAGGTACAACTCGAACTGCCCACTTATCAAGAATTTGTTTTGAAATTTCAGTTGTCATTTTTAGATTCCTTCTTCTCTTTAAATATATTTCTGCAGGCTCGATTAAATTTAGTTCTGGCTCTTCGTATTTCTTCTATTGTTTCAAGTTTTCTTATATTAAATCTCTCTCCACAATGTGCACATTCAAGCCCAATAAACCAACCACCAGCTTGGTGATTTTCAATAATAACTTCATCAAGTGTTGTTCCACAATATAGACACTCTGTAATTCCTGGATTAAAAATTCCTATTCTATCATTTATCCCTATTACCATTTTCAGATTCCTCCTTCTCTTTATTTTTAAGAACTCGATGCCAAGGAATTCGAGTTATATTTCCTTTACTAACAAATTCAATATAACCAGGATGTTCAGAATTAATGACTTCAAAGTATCCATTAACTAATTTATTATCATCATCCAAATACGCTAGAAACTGCATCTTATTTTCTGACATCTTAAACTCCAATCTAACTAACCAACTACCCTTTATAAATGTTTTTATTCCGAGCGCTTTTGTGGAGCATAAGGGATTAAGGGCAAAGTTGCTAATTTCTCAATTTTGCTCACTTTTCGCTATCTTCGACTTCATCATTCACTAGCTCATATTGTTCTGCAATATCTTCAATTTCATAATCATTGAAGTCTACTGCTCCATGGTCTCTCCAATCTTTATAAGATTTGTTCCATTTTCGATGGCTCATTTTTAACCTCCTATATCTATTTAGTTATATAAAAAACTAATCGTAAACTGTAGTGTATGTTATTCTTGCGCCGTAAATAGTATCATCAGTATCCATCGACGCTGTATTTATCGAATACGCATATAATATATTATTTATTGTAGCAGATGATATTGAAGTATCCTCAGTACCTATATTTGCGTTTGCTAGTGTTAGACTAGCACTACCTTCGTGGTTTGCTCCAATCATATTGTAAGTTTCTGCTGTTGCTGCTGCATTTCCATAAACCATAACCGCTGTAACTACTGCTCCGTGAGGTAGAAAAACTGGTGCTGTGAAAGTTATGTTATCAGCATTAGCGACAACACTCACAGATGAAAATGTTACATCGTCTGTATCAGGTAACGAAGCTGTGAAAGCATTTGCAGGTATTGCCAAATATGCAGTTTTATTTTTCAAGAATACTGCTCCTGCTGTTACTGAAAAATCGTTTCCAAAAAAACTTGCTATTCCTTTATTAGTATCTGTTGCATCTTCTCCTACTATTACAGAACCATTATTAAAATCCATTCCTTCACCAGCATATATTCCACCAAAATTACCATATATCGGTAAATCGGTTCCACTAACTAGTATTGAAAAAGCTTGTGTTGTTCCACTAGTAGCGACATATGCACCTGAAACAGCTGTAAAATTTGCTATATCAGTTACTAATGCTCCAGAAGTAGCAACATAAGCACCTGAAACAGCAGTAAGGTTTGCTATATCTGCAAATAAAGCTCCTGATTGTACATTAATTCTATTTGCGAATTCATTAATACCACTAGTTCCAGTAGTACCGTAGTCGCTTCCAGCAGTGAACATTGCTCCACTGACAAATTGTGTGTGTAAATCTCCCATTATTTAACCTCCTGTGTGTATTTAATTATCATTTTTATGTCCCACTCTTTGCAAAACGCAAAGTAGCTTGAATTTGAAGTTCTCTATCTCCTTCAAAAGTATCAGCAGTTATAACTTCTCTAAAAAACATACTTCCAGTATCTGTTCCTGATGCATTAAATAAACCAAATTCTGTTAAAGCAGTTCCACTTATTTCTACAGAGCCATAATCTGCAATATAAGTTACATCTTTAGCAACACTTGTATCTAAACTTGTAAGCGTATTTCTATCAGATTCTGTAAGTAAAGTTGTATCTCCAGCAGTTATAGTATCACTTCCAGTACCTATTGCCATATGAGTTGGTATTGTTCCTGAACCACCCATTGCTCCTGCGATTGTTTCTATTCCATCATCTACTAACATTTTAAAATCCTCCTCCACTTGTTATAAAGGTTGAACCAAGTTCTCCAGTTCCTATTCTTGCTTCTGGACATTCTAATTTTCCATGTTTCTCTGAATGAAAGACAAAGTTGTTATTTATATTTCTTTGCCATAGTTCATAATGGTTATCTACATCAGCATATTTTAATGTTGTCTTTAGATTTGTATATTCTCCTTCAAGCGGTCCTACCTCAAACCTTTTTAATTTAATCATTTGGTCTTTCATAATATCTGTAAAATCAGATAGTTTTTTGTTAACTGTAATATGTAAAACATTATCTTTCAAATTATTCTGTTTATTAAATGAATATGCCGCAGATAGAATAGTGTATGTTTGTTCATCAATCCCATGCCAAGGCAAATCTACTACACAAGTATTTCCGGGAGTTATATCTACTACTCCTTTTATGTTTAAATCTCCTTGAATTTTTGGGTCTTTATTATCTGCTAAAAAAGTAGTTGCTTTTTTAGTGACTTCTGGGTAGCTTTTTAAATTATCATCTTTGATTATTTTTGTTTTAGGTCCATAGTTAGTTATGCTTGTATCATCATCTAAATATTTTAAAAGAGGAGTATATCGTTCATAATCTACACTAACATTTGAAGTTCCAGAAGCTGGAACATTCTCTCCTGCTGCAGTTCCAGACACAAAAATTATATCTTTTTCATTAAAATCAACTACATATTTTAAACCAGATTCTGTTGCTGGATTAGTCATCTCATAAATCCCACCAGGTTGTTGTAATGTTCCACCTACACTTACTCTAACATTATGTGGTTTAGAACTTAATTGAAAAACAGAACCTGTTTGTCCTTCTCCCCAAGTTCCACAAGTATCGTTTGCTCCAGTAAGTACTCTTGCTCCATATACCCAAATCTTATTATAAATTTCCTTATCATCTTCTTTAAAAACAGCACTAGTTACATTTGTATTGTCAAAAGTCTCGTCACTTGAAGTTGAAGATTTTGCTTCAAAATGAACATCTTTATCATTATCTACATAAAAATAATAACCACATAATTCTGCAAGTTCTTGTATAGCACTAAACACATTTACTTGATTAAACCCTATTCGTTCAATTGTAGTTCCTGTTGAAGTATCCACATTTTTCGCAGTTAATAGTTCCCCAGTGTTATTAAGTATTATTTGTCTAGCTATTATTCCTGCATCAGTATTTTTATAAATTATTGGTTGAACAGTCATATCCTGCATAATTGCGCCATAATCTCTCCCTATGATTACTATTTTTTCTTTTTCTACATCTCCTTTAAAACTAATATTTTCTATTACTCCTGTAAATACTTTAGTTGTTGGAGGAGTTGTTCCTCTATCTGCATAGATTATTACTTCATCATTTAAACTGAAAGTATCATTATATTGACCATTGAAATTATTAAATTCTAATGTAAAACTTGATGTTGCATTAAATTCTCCAATTGTTCT